ACGATACAAATACAAGAGCAATGCAAATTCCGTATAATGGCGGAGTTTTATTTGCCAATACAACACGTTATCCCATAACTATTGGTTCAGCGACAAAGGCAGTTGCATCGGCTCAATTAGAAATGGTCAGCACAACGCAAGGTTTCCTCCCACCCCGAGGAACAAATACGCAAATGAATGCAATAGCAAGCCCAGCCACGGGGCTTGTTTTTTATGATACTACAAATAATAAGTTGTGTGTATATAATGCAACTTCTTGGATACCTTTGCATTGATGATAGGAATATATAAATTTACGTTCCCAAATGGGCATTATTATATTGGTCAAGCGGTTGATTTGCGTAGGCGTGAATTACAACATTTGCGTGAATTGAAAAAGCAAAAACATACAAATGACCGAGTTCAAAAGTGTTTTAACAAATATGGTGATCCGACATTTGAGGTTTTGCAACTTTGTGAAATAGACCAATTAAATAAAATTGAAACAACTTACATTGCTCAAAGTATTCGTGATGAAAAATGTTGCAATATATGTGTGGAAGGCAGAAGCCGTAAAGGAACAACACAAAGTGAAAGTGCCAAGTTGTTAATTAAAAACCACCAATACGCAAACGGAAAAGCAAAGGCGGTTTATATGTACACAAGAGATAATATGTTTTTGGTTGGTAAATTTGCATCAATAAGCGAAGCGGAAAATGCAATTGGTTGCCATCCAAAAGACGTACAAAAATCTTGCAAATCAAATGGGCATTACAATGTCAAAAAGTACAAATTTATGTATGCTATGCCCGTTGACAATTTTCTTAATCACATCAAACAAATTGTAAAAATATGAAGATTATACAGATAAATTCAAATGTAAACCTCACATCGGGATTAAGCATTCCGAGTGGTTCAGTAGTTGTTATTGCCGAAGGATATTCGGATAACAAAAACCAAAAAGACGGAGTAATCCCCGCCCAAATCGCAACCTTTGTTTTTGCAAGTGTTGAAGCATTGGCACAAGGCAAAGCCCCGATTCAAGGCATCGAAGATTTTAACACCACATTTTCCAACTTGGAATTGTCGGTTGTGGCCTACGAAACCATCCCCGCTGAATCGTTATTAGTTAACGCCGTTTACGATGCGTTGGTAGCCATCTATGGTGCGGACAATGTGGAACAAATAACCATCTAATCGTTTTAATGGTATGTCCGTAGTAAAAAAAGCACCCAATGCTTTGCCCATTTCGTTTTCGGAATTTCGTAAGAATCCAATTGCAGCCGTGGCTTTTTGTATGTTGTTGGCTGTTAGCTATTTGTACGTTGACCTTCGCTCGGGGTATAAGGAACAGATTGAAAAGAGTAATCAAAAGATTGATGCGTTGGATTTAAAGATTGACCGCTTGTCTTACGCTCTTAAGAAATCCGACAGCGCACTAGCTGCCGCGATTACTGAAATAAGGATAATGAATACAATGAGAAAGCTATGAGAAACTTTAGTTTGATTTTCTTTACTTGCCTTTTCTTAGGTTGGATTTGCACACCTATTCAAGCAGTACAGCAGCCGCCTTACGATGAAGTCGAGGCAATGCTTAAAAAGGTAGAGGCTAATTTGCAAACAGCAGGGCAGGCTACCAAGTTAGCGCAGACAATGAGCGCGGAATTAGTGGCAGAGAAAAAGGAGGAGAAGGCCGAGCTTAAGCAGGCAGTTGTAGAGGCAGAAGCGCAGACAATTAAAGCCCAGGCGAAGGTTGAGAAATACGCCGTTACAATGATGTTTTTGGGGGTCGATACTGCGATGGCTGAAATGGACACTGTCAGCATTAACAATATGCTCAGACTTAACGGGATCAAGTAATGGCAAAGGCAAAGACTACAGCGGCGGCAAGTTGGCAGCCCAAACCAAAGAGAAAAAATAAAGGGGTGCACAGTAAGAACAACCCGCCAAAGAAAAAATATAAAGGACAAGGACGATGAAAAAAATAATGGAAATATTTAAAGGCGACAACGGCCAACTATCTAGCAAGCGTTTTGTCGGAATCATTGGCGCGTTTGTTTTGTTTGGAACGATGGCCCATAACAGCATGAGCCCTCAAGACATTGCACCCAGTGCGGAGTTGGTAGCAGCTGTTGAATGGGTAACTATTTTGACGCTCGGCTTTACTTCTGTAGATAAATTCAGCGGCAAGCCTAAAAACGAGGAATGAAAAACGGGGGCTTCTGGCTTGTTTGTTTGGCGGTGCTAGCAGTTTGCTTATATGCTATAACGAAAGTGCCACAGAAGCCCGTTAAAATCGTTCAGATAGATAAGGAGTTAGTGCTATTGCACGACACGCTCCGACAGATTCGGCTTAAGTACATCGCCCTGCACGATACGCAAAATATTATAAATGAAAAATTCGATACTATATATTTGGCTCTTAGTGGTGACACTTCTTGCGGTGCCACGCTTCGCCTACTCGCAATGCACCGACAGCTCGACAGTTGCGGCAAGTAATTTGTACCTGATAAAGGGTGCAGAGGCTCGCGAGAATCTTGCTTTGTGCAGAGAGTTTCGCAAGGTAGACAGTGCAGTAATTGCACAGCAGGGGAAAATAGAAGCTAAGTTATTAGATCGCATACAGGCGGCCGACAAAGCGCTGTTAACATGGAAACGCGCAACGCTTGGGATATCATTGCTTACGCTTATTTTTGCTATACTATGACACTTGAACAAATCAAAGCGACCATCGCCGCTAAGAAATATGCTTTCTTTGAAGGCGGAGAATACAATTTAAATATTATTGGGATTCGGAATAGTTCAACGGGCAACAAGGTGACCAATGCCTTTGACGATTTGTTAGTGGTGGCTTATCAGGTTGCGGGCGCTTGGGTTGTAAAAGAATACTCAATTACAACAGATAACGGCGGCGGGACTGCGCGCCTAGTTTGCAACCAGTACAGAGGTAGCCACGCTATCGGATTGCATCAGGGAAAATACGAGGCATTGAAACAATGCGGCCCCGTAACAGTGTACCGCGATTTTACAAAGGATGGAATCTATCAAACAGACAAAACAGAGACTGGAGTATTTGGCATTAACATTCATAAGGCTGGCGTTGACTCTGCCCGAGTGGATGACTGGAGCCACGGCTGCCAAGTATTTAAGCGAGTTGCTGATTTTAATGAGTTTATGCTATTAGCAAAAAAAGCGGCCGCCTTGCATGGCAACCGCTTTAGTTATACTTTGATTGAAAGCAAGGATTTGGTTAACCTTTTGGGTTGATCTTCGCATTTATTGCATCCACTGCGGGGGATTGAATAGGCGTTATATCTATCACCTCCTCGCTAGTTTGCATACCCATTAATACCTCGGGGGCAAATAGACGCCCAAAGAACGCAGCGGCGCGATACTTTAGCATAAGCTCAGGCATTGTAATCCATTTGCTGCCAGTCTTAGTTAGCCATCCTTCAGCCTTTGCCATTTCTAAGGACACTGTGGGGCCTTCTAAGACCTCGCCAGTTTGTTTATCTGTCGCTACAGCTTTGCACTTGTTAGAGTCGCCTACAAAGCGTAAGGTAGAGAAACGCCCGCAGGAGTTAAGCGATGCAATAATAAAACTAGATCCCCAAGATGGGCGGCCGTGGATTATGTGCAAGTTTTGCATAACCATAAGCGGACTTGCGCCCATACGGTTAGCCATTTCTAGGGCTACCAAAGTATTTGCTACGTTGTTTTTGTAGGTGGTTGGTACTAAGTCCGAAGAGCTTAGGACCTTGGCGATACGCTGGGCGTGTTCAAATTGAGCAGGGGCGAAGATTGCGCCATTGATAGGCTCGGTTGTGGTTAGTTCGGTGGTGTTATTTTCGTTTGTCATGGTTGATCGGTTATTTCTATTGTTTTAATGTATTCCCAATTACGGATTTTTCTTTCTGTGTATTTAAATTTTATTGCATTTTCTTTTGATATGTATTCTTTAAAATAAAATTTTTTATGTTTCAATCCTGGGCTAGTGCATAAATAAACGTTTAACCATATTGACAAACTAATAGGCGGGTTAATCCATACAGTGCATTCATTGTGCAACTCCCATACCTTCTTAAAAAATTCTAGTATTTCAGTTTTTTTTTCATTGCTTGTATTTTCTTTACAATGTATATCTAAGTTTCCCTCGTGGTCTTCTAAGGTCAGAATGTGCTCTAATAAATCTTTGCGAGTTTCGCGCACTATTCTTAAAACTGAGCCAGCTCTTAAGCGTCCGCTTTGGTCTGCTCCTGTTATCATTACGGTTTCCATATTTCTAATTTAGTTACAATTTCAGAATAACCCGACCAAATACCCGACTCTTTGCAGAGCCTGTAAGTAAGTAGGTTCTTTTGGTATTTTTGGCGTGCTTCCAGTATGTCGTCGGCACCTAAGTAATAAACAGCGCACAGGAACGGCGGGGCTTTTTCAACTGCAATAAAAAAGAAACCTTCGCAGGCTTTGCCAGTTGCAGCTTCTAAGCCGTCAGAATAAAAGGCCGCCTGTACATCGTAACGATATTTACGGACGCTTTGAGCGAACCCGCGCGGGCTTGCATCCTCAGTTGTTTTTAAATCTACAATTATATTATCTGGAGTAAGCCAGTCGGGGCGTGCTTTGCAATCTACTTCTATCGCTTCATCGGTCCACTCTATTACCTCCTCGGCTTTGCCTGCGTTTAGTAGGTATTTAGCAGCAGGGAAACGGCGGACGGCTTCCATTATGCGCTCGCATAGGGTTGCAGTTTCTGAGTCGAGTTGAATAAATCCCTCGGATGCGGTTAGGAACGCCTCCCACTCTTCTTTTCCTGCCTTAGTTCTGCGGTCAACGCGTGGCCCAACGGCGTAGCGTTTGCCAAATTCCTCTGGCTCTAGTACAGCGCAATGGACTGCGGACCCAATGACTAGGGCGGGGGTTTCTTTCTGCGGTGCAGCTTTAGGGTTTAGATAGCGCTCATAGTAATGAGCTGGAGCGCGGTTAATTAGGTCGAGGCCGCTTTTAGATATGCGGCTTGTATTAGTGTGGTAAGTCATACGGTTGCAAATTTAGTGCATTATTTGTAAATTTGTAGCAAATGGATAGAAATATTGTACTAGAGTTGAAACTGCGAGCGGTTAGTAAAGGGGTTTCGTTAACTAAGGTTTGCGATATGGCAGGCATAAATAGGGGAGTGCTAACCCATTGGGCGAAAAAAGAACCCAAGACGTTAACAACTCTTAGGAAGATTAATGCAGTATTAGATACGCTGTAATAATTTTGCACCTTATTAGTGTGGTGCTAATTTTTTAGTTTGCCTCGGGTTTCGGCTCGGGGCTTTTTTTTGAAAATATTTTTAAAAATGTTTGGTATTGTGCAAAACTGCCCTATATTTGCACATACAAAAACCACACAAAATGAAAAACACCACATTAAACCAACCACTTAACGGAGCTGACAAAGTACTTTTTAAAGCTCATTTTAACTATCATTTGCAAAACGGCAAAACTGAAGCAGAGGCAACCGCCTTAGCTTTTGATAAAATTGCTAGAGTTCGTAAAATGGGTAAATCTTTAACTTTTAAATTCTAACAAACCAAACGGGGGCCTAACCGCCCCCTTTAATTTTTAAAACTATGGACTTAATCTACTTACTTTTAATCACTCCCTTATCGGTTGTAGTGAGCTTTATCGTTTGGAAGTTTAAACAGTACAAACGCGACATTAACAACCTCCCAGAGGCGCGCCCTTATGAGTACGAAAAGGACGAATTTATCCCGCACTTTGACGAATATACGCAGATGCTGACACAGCGCAGACTAAAAAAAAACTAAAAAAAAATAAATGATACTTTACACCACACTTGCCAGCATCACAGCCGTTGCGTTGGGATTGGCATTAAACGTATCGCGCAAAACTGTGCGCGGATTGGAGCGGGAGCTTCGCAAAAAAGCTAACTTACAAGTGCAGCAGGAAATTAAATTAATGTCGTCGCGCTCCGAGTTATTGGGGGCGTTGGATAAGGCAAAGACTTGGGAAACTCGGGGGGAGGATTTGGGCAAGCGTTTGCTCGTTGCTGAGAATGATTTAGCAGGGGCTTTGCAAAAGCTTTTTGTATTGGAGGGGAAGGCAGCGGTTAAAAGAGAACAGGCACGGGTAAGGAAAGCAAATCAAAGGGCTAGAGAGAGGGCTGCAAAATGAGCAACAATAAACAAAGTAACGGCTTGGAATATTTAATTGAAAAATTAAAAAAATATGATGTTGGCGTTTTGTTATTGAATTTACACAAAGAAGAAATTGAACAAGCCAAAGAAAAACATGAGCACGAAATGTGCGTATTTGCTGATGAGTATGCTTCTTATGTTCTTGAACAAAGTAAAAAAGGAATTAAAGGAGCAATGGTAAGTATGTGTGCTTGGACATTTTTTAAAAACAGAAGAAGATGAGCAATAATAAACAAATAAAAAACGGAGATGTATTTGACATAGGTCAAACAGTTAATGGGGTAAATAAGTTTTTATGGCTAAACAATACATGGTATTATTTTGAGGAAAGAATGTCAAGAAGTTATGGGTACGACCAAAGCGATTTAACAAAACTTATTTTAGAAAATGAGTTTGAAGAAGTAACATTTGTAAAAAACATATTTGAACAATGAGCAACAATAAACAAAGTAGCGTGATAAAATTATTGCGATTAAAAGAGCAATTAGACAGCAATCCTTGGCAATACAATTGGATAATAGAAGAAATAGACGAAATAATAGATGCGTTAAACAATGAAGAATATGATGACGATGAGCAACAATAAACAACAAATAAAATCATTTTGGAAAGGGTTTTTTGCGGGATGGATGTTTTTTTATCTTTTACTTAAACTAATAGAAGCGTTATGAGCAACAATAAACAAAGTATGAAACTATACACAGAAGAGCAGGTAATTAAATTATTAGATAAATATACGGTACTAACAAAAATTGGGGTTGAATTTTATTTGAATAAAATGACCCCCATCGAACTACCAAGTGATGAGGAAATAGTTAATAAAGCATTGGAAATTGAATGGTCAAATACATTATTCAAAGATGGCGCAAAATGGATGCGTAATAAAATACAAGGAGGTAACAAATGAAACTTTACACAGAAGAAGAAATTGTAAGTTTTCTCAAAAAAGAATTTGCAGATGAAATCAATGCAGAAACCTTTATGGAAAATTTAACCCCCATCCAACTACCAAGTGATGAGGAGATAGAACAACACGCTGAAGAAAGTAATTGTAGTTTAGAATTTGACACGGGCTTTCTCTATGGTGCAAAATGGATGCGTCTTAAAATAAAAGGAGGTAACAAATGAGTAATAAACAAAAAGGATGGTTAATTTTACCATTATTGATGTTTGGTAGATGTACAGATGGTAGTTATGAAATATTAATTGGTTGGTTAAGAAAAAGTTACACAATTAAATTTAACAAAAATGAACAACAATAAACAAAGTAGCGTTGAAATGATGTGGAATGAAATCGACAATCTATTCCCATTCAAAGATTCAGTAGAAGTGCAGAAGTTTTGTGCAATACTTGATAAATACAAAGCAATGCACGAGACGGAACATTTTAACACTTGGTGGCATGAAATAAGTGAAAATGAACCAATCAGTTTTAATCAATACTACAACGAAACATTTGGAGGTAACAATGAGCAACTATAACCTAATCTGGGCCGTTGCAATCCTGCGGGATGACTTCGGCCACACTTGGCGCTCAATTGGTGAGCGTTTAAACATAACAGACAAAACAGCACATTATTTATATGGAAAAAGAAAGAAGTATTACAGCTTATGTCTGGGCGCTACTGAGCCCAGAGGAACAGGCACGACTCAAACAGTCTTTAATTTCGTTGGAGACATTGGAGCGCATACGGTTTCACGAGAACGACACCCGCAGCAGGGATAGGATTTTAACCACACTAACAAATAAATTTGATGGATTATATAGCGGAATACTTGAAGAAATCGAGAAGAGTGAGGGAATTGGAGAATAAACTGGCTTACACCGTTGCAAAATATGAGAAGGAAATAGCCGGACTTAAAAAGGAAATACTAGCGCCTCGCATTAAATTCACATCCAAAATGGGGCAATTTGAGAAAGTCATGCAAGTGTGTTGTATGGTTTGCAATGTAACGCCAGCGGAGGTAATGAGCAAGGACAGGCACGGCTATATTATGACGGCGCGTCACTTAATTGTTTATATTATGCGCCACGATTTTACGCTACATTATGCGGAAATTGGGCGGCGATTAAACAGGGATCATTCAACAGCGATTAATAGCTTTAAAGCGTTTTCGAATAGCCTAGAATATCGCAAAGAAGAAAAGCGCCTTTACAACACGGCAAAGGAATTGCTTGGCATGTCTGAGCCATTTGGAACGGAGGTGCAAAGTGCTTAGGGATTACCAAATAGACAGCGTGGCCCAAGTCGGGGCCGCGTTTCGGGAAGGTAGTAAACGGGTGATTCTTTGCCTGCCCACTGGAGCCGGCAAGACAGTTATATTTTCAGATATAGCGGCAAAGGCGGCGAGCAAGGGCAAGCGGGTTGGAATCGTAACCCATCGCAGGGAACTACTCACCCAAGCGGGGCGACTAAATTCGTGCAGTGTGCTTATGGTTGAAACCCTGAATAACCGAATTAAGCGAGGGTTGGATCTAAATGCTTACGACCTGCTAGTAATTGACGAGGCGCATATTGGGAACTTTCGTAAGGTATTGGATAAGTTCAATGGCTTTGTAATTGGAGCGACTGCAACGCCGTTATCCAATCCACCACTCAAAGAGCAGTACAATGCCATCGTTTGCCCGATAGGAATTGAGCAGTTAATTGCGCAGGGATGGCTTGCAACCCCGCACACCTATGCAATGCACGCAGTCGATACTTCGACGCTTCAGACGGCACGCGGTGAGTTCACAGAGGCAAGCCTAGACGATGCTTTTAACCGCCCGAAAGTTTACGAGGGAGTGGTTAAGGAGTTTTGTAGCAAATGGAGGGATAAAAAGGCTATCGTTTTCTGTGTGAATATTTCTGCGACGGATAACACGGCTCAGGCGTTTGCTACCGAGTTGGGCGAGGGTCGGGTTTATGCTGTACACTCAAAGCAAAGCGCACAGGAAAGGGCGCAGATAATTGACCAATTTACTGCCTCAAAGGCTGGGGTTTTAGTTAACTGCGGAATTGCCACCACTGGCTTTGACTGCCCCGATATTGAGGTAGTGGTAGTAAATAGGGCTACTAAATCGGTAGCGTTGTGGTTGCAAATGGTAGGGCGGGCCAGCAGAACGACCCCGAGCAAATCGGCTTTTACAATCCTAGACTTTGGCGAGAATGTAACGCGCCTCGGTTTCTGGCAAGAGCCCCGCGATTGGGCGCACCTATTTTTAAATCCTAAAAAGAAAGGCGAGGGCGTGGCACCTCTTAAGGACTGCGCGGCCTGTGGATTTGTAGCTTACGCTTCTGCTCGAGTTTGTGCTAACTGCGGGGCAGAATTTGCCCCTAACCCAAAAACTGAGGCCGAGGTAATAGCTGAGTTAAAATTAATGCAATACAAACAGCTGGGGAAATTGGAGGGGCGTAAGTTATACGACATCGCGCAGAATCCTGCGGATCTATACGAGTTGCAAAGGGTTAAAAAATACAAACAGGCATACATTGAGCGGGTGCTATACTTTGCCAATTACTCAGAGTTGCAACGCTTTTGGAGGGCCAAAGGATACACCGATGGCTACAGAATGCGAAAGGAGCGCAGTTTTGCAGAGGGTTATCCAGTAAATAATTTTACCATTAGATTGGGGGAGGTTGCGGAATGAGAAAATACTGGACAGAAAAGGAGGCTAAGTTATTAGCCGACATTTACGCCGATGCTTTGACCTCGGATTTAGCCAAGCGTTTTAAGTGTACTATCAAGCAGATTTACAATAAATCGACCCGCTTAAATCTAAAGAAATCCGACGACTATTTAAAGACAAACGGCGGCCGAATCATTCATACAAACGTAGCCACTCAATTTAAAAAGGGGCAAGTATCTTGGAATAAGGGTAAAAAAGGCTTACAGATTGGAGGCAAACAAACCCAATTTAAAGCCGGACGTTTGCCGCACAATACTAAGCCGCTCGGCTTCCGTTCTTTGCGCGATGGGTATTTAGTTGAAAAGACAAAAACGGGGTTTGAGTTCGTCCATAAATTACTTTGGATAGAGCAAAACGGAGAAATCCCCCCTGGGCACTTTGTGGTATTTAAAGACAAGAACAGGGCAAATATCTGCATTGAAAATTTAGAAGTTATCACACGAGTTGAGCACATAATGCGCAACCACATCCAAAATTTACCCGCTGAGCTGCGGGAAGTCATCCACATAAAAAAAGCATTAACTAGAAAAATTAACCAACATGGCACGAAATAAAATTAACGATTTACGGGATCATCTTTTTGAAACACTTGAACGCCTAAAAGAGGGCGACATTGACATCGCAACGGCTAAGGCTATGGCAGACGTCGGGCAGGTAATTATTAACAGTGCAAAGATTGAAATAGATTTTATCCGCGCCACTGGGTCGACTAAAGATAGCGGATTTATTAAGCTGTTGGATGGCAACGAAAAACTGCCATGATCTACGCAATAATCCCACGGCAGGGCGTTTACTATTTTGCAATCCAAAAAAAGACTAAGTTTGTAACCCTATTTAAGATTTCACGGGCTAACGGAACAAGCCCCGAAGAGTTCCACAAATTAATTGAAAAGATTGAAATAAAAACTAAAAAAAATGACGCCACACGAAAACAAAAACAAGCCGACGCAAGCCAAAATACAATGGGTTAGGGTAATTTCTGGAGGCATATTAATTGAGCAAATTGGGCTGTACAATGCAGACGGCGAATACATCCGCGATGCCAAATTAAACGGCGATTTACTTTGTACGCTCACGGAAACGCTTTTACCGATTACGATATGCAAATAAATTTCCTACCCAACCTCAAAGAAAGCGGGAAATTTAGCGTTATTGGGATAAATGAGTATTTTGCAATGGTTCGGGATGGGGCGTATTTAGCCCCCATTCAAGCCTTCCAAAATTCAACAGCCCTAAGCAAAGACCAGCGCGCGGAGTTAAAATTAAAGATCCCTGTGGTGACTGTCTCAGGGCTTTTTAAAGACGCGGTCAAAAACGCAAACCTAATAACCCACAGTGGATTGATTTGTATAGATTTTGACGCGGTGGAGAATGTAACCCAACTCAAACAGGATTTAGCCAAAGACCCCTATACTTTCGCCGCCCTGCTTAGCGCTTCCGGCAATGGCTTGGCTGCTATTGTCAAGATAGACCCTGCTAAACATTTGGAATCATTCACGGGCTTAAAAGCGTACTATTTTAAGCATTACGGCCAGTTAATTGATGAGTCTTGTAAAAATGTCAGCCGCCTTCGCTTCCTTTCGCACGATCCAAGCCCAATTATTAACCCTGAATCCAAGCTATTTAAGGAATACCAAAAGGCCCCCGCGAAGCAGAAAGTCGTAAATACTGTGCTAACGGGTAATGAGTTTGAGGAATTATTGGACAGAATTTGCAGGGGTTCGTATGACCTTACCGAGGGCATATATCAAAACTACTTAACGCTTGGCTTTGCACTGGCATCGGAATTTGGCGAGAAAGGGCGGGAATACTTCCACATGGTAGCGGCCCAAAATACGAAATACGACCCTGCGAAAGCTGATAAGCAATTTACCTACTGCCTACGCGATACAGGGCAAAATAAGGTAAATATAGCCACCTTTTACTACTACGCTAAACAGGCGGGGGTTGAGCTTAAATCCCCGCAAGCGGTTAAGCTTGAGAATATAGCCAAAATGGCAAAGAAACAAGGGCGCTCTCAGGAGTCAGTTGTTGAAATTGCGCGCATTAGTGGGATGGACGTAGAGAAGGCTACGGAGACGGCTGCGGCAGTGTATGAAGCAAATGTTAACCTATCCCTAGTAGGGCAGACTAACCTCGGCCTCGTTCAGCTCTATCTATCCAACAACTACCAACTATTTTACAATACAATTACAAACGATTTAGAAGATAGGGCAATAACTTTAAATAGCCGCGCCAAGATAATTGACGATATGGCTCTGAATACGATGTATTTGCGCTTTTCTGAGGTTACGGATAATAAGATAAGTTTTGAGTTCTTTTGCCGTGTGGTTTACTCTGAGCTCACGACCTATTACAACCCGTTTGAGGATTTTATCCGACTCAATCAGAGCATTCAAAGGGGGCAGGAATTGATAGAACAGCTCGCCAACTGCATTGAAACGCCCACGCCTAACGTTGCGAAATACTTAACGCATTGGGGCGTTGGAATGATAGCCAGTATATTCGGGCGCACTTCGCCCCTGGTATTGGTGCTAGCAGGTGAAACGCAAAACACGGGCAAAACGGAATTTTTCCGCAGGCTTCTGCCCCCTCAACTTAGCAATTACTACGCCGAGAGTAAACTAGACGGCGGAAAGGACGATGATATCCTATTAACCAAAAAGCTCATTATTATGGATGATGAATTCGGGGGTAAAAGCAAATTGGAATCTAAGCGGTTTAAGGAGTTGACTTCTAAGGCTACTTTCTCTATTCGCTTGCCATACGGACGGACTCACCGCGATTTAAAGCGTTTGGCCGTCCTAGCAGGAACGACCAACGACCTCGGATTAATCAGTGATCCAACAGGCAACCGCCGAATCCTGCCCATAAACGTAACTGCAGTGAACCAATCCGCTTACAATAGTATTGACAAATCAGCGCTATTTATGGCTTTTTATGACCTTTATCAAAGTGGGTACAAGTGGGAACTGTCAAGCGCTGACATTGCCGAATTGAACGAAAATAGCGAGGAATTTAACGCCATTAATTTTGAGGCGGAATTAATAAACCAATTTTTATTTAATCCAAAAGAAGGCGAATATAGCACCTATTTAAGCAATACAGAAATCAAAATTTACCTAGAATTGTGCTCCAATCAGAAAATTTTTGACACTCGTAAGCTCGGAATGGAGTTAAAAAATATGGGATTTTTGCAACGTGTAACGAAATTTAATGGCAAGAGCCAGAGGGTTTTTAGGGTCGGAAAGATAAAAACGCTACAAAATGACTAAAAAACGGCTTTTCTCTGTAGCGTTACTAGGCTTGGGTTTGAGGTCGTTTTTGGCGTTTGTCTACAGAGTCTACACGAAAATACATAACATTCCCTATAGGATTTTACTACCTTCGATTTTACCTACTTTCTATTTACTACTCTGCAAAGTCTTTGTATTTCTCTGTAGAAAGTGTAGAAAGAGCCTCTATGTCAAGCCTACACAGGCTACATTGCTTTTTGGGTTCTCTGTAGAAAGTGTAGAAAATACGCTACAACCCAAGCCTACACAGGCTACATTGCATATTCCACTATATTAGACACTAACAATTAACATATGAACGAAAACTATTTACAACAATCTATTT